GCCGTCTGGGCCGACGATACCTGGACCCTCACGACGTGGGGACCGGAGACGTGGGAAGACGCCGACTCTCCCTTCAATCCGATCTATGCCGTGAGCAGCAACAAGGCGGTCGGGATGCGGATTCAGCGAGTGTGATGCCGTGATACGCAACCAAGCCAACCAAATCGCGGGCGGGCAGGTCATCAATGCGACCTCGGGCACCGCGTTTATCGGGACCGTGACGGTCTATGTGACCGGCGACGGCGGGACGCAAGCCCTCGGGTCGGTCGGATCAGGGCTCTGTACGCATGAGGGCAACGGGTATTACACCTATACCCCGTCGCAAGACGAGACCAATTACGCCAGTGTCGCGTTTACGTTCATCGGGGCTGGCGCCGTACCGTCGTCAACGACGTACGACACGCTGACCCTCGCGCAGAGTGCGGCGCTGAATGTCGCGTCCTCGGGGGCGTCGGTCACGGCGCGGCAGTTGATTACCCGTGCGCTGAAGCGGATTGGCGTCGTGGGGGCGGGACAGACGGCCTCGAGCGAGGATGCCACCGATGCGCTGTTCCTGCTGAATGCGCTGCTGGATAGCTTCGCCACCGAGCGGTTGATGGTGCCGTGCATCGTCCGCACGCCGTGGACGATTGTCAGTGGGACCGGATCGTACACGGTGGGCACTGGCGGCGACGTGGATATTGCGCGTCCGGTGTTCGTGCATGACATTCGCTTCATTGATACCTCGACCGATCCGGATCAGGAATCAGGGCTCGGCGTGCTGACCGATCGTAGCTACAGCTCCATCAGTCAGAAAGCCGCCACCGCCACGTATCCCACGCACTATTACTACAACCCGACGTTCACCGGGACCGGACTGGCGACGATCACCTTCTGGCCGGTGCCCACGAGTGCGACGCTCGAGGGCGTGATCTACGTACCGACCGCGTTGACGCAAGTCGCCTCGCTCAACACCACGCTCGTGTTACAGCCTGGCTACCGGATGTTCTTACAGGAACAGTTGGCGGTGACGTGTGCGCCGGAGTGGGGCGTGCCGGTGCCTGGTGATCTGCGGGAGAGCGCACGGGAATCCAAGGCGAACATCAAGCGCGCGAATATCCGCATCGTGGAGCAAGCGACGATGGAAGGCTGCCTGCTCGGTGGGGGCGGCATGTATGACATTTACAGCGACCAATGAGTGAATTGCGCGGCTTTTGCGGACCGTCGTATACGAGCCAATCGTCACTGGCGAGTGCCGAGTTCTCCATGAACTGGTACCCCGAGACGAGTGAGAGCCCGCACGCCCTTGCAAAGGTCTCGCTGTACCCCACGCCCGGCTTGAACCTGTTTGCCACGCTCACGCAAGGGCCCGTCCGCGGCATCTTCGGCCAGCAGGATCGTTGTCTCGCGGTCGGCGGGATGCACCTCTACGACGTGTCCAGCGCGGGCACCGTCACCGACCGCGGCACGATGGCCTTCGATAGCTCCCCGACGACGATGACGTCCAACGGCGACGGGGGCGGACAGTTGTTTGTGCCCTCCGGTGGTGAAGGTTACGTGCTCGATCTCGCCACCAACGTCCTCACCAACGTCGTGAGCGACGTAACGATTGGCGGGATGCTCGATGGGTTCTTTCTGGCCCTTGATGTCGATACCTCCACCTTCAAGATTTCCGATCTCCTTGATGGCCTGACGTGGGACCCACTCCAGATTGCCCAACGCTCCACCGCGCCAGATCCGTGGCGCTCCCTATTGGTCGTGGGCAAGAACATCTGGCTGTTCGGTGAGCACACCTCTGAGCTCTGGTACAACTCGGGCGATTCGCCGTTCCCCTTCGCGCCGTTTCCGGGGGCGCTCATTCAACAGGGGATTGCGGGCACCTTCTGCGCGGCGCAAGTCGGGAACAACGTCATCTGGCTGGCCCAGAACGCCCAAGGTGATCGCACGGTCGTCAAGGCGCAAGGCATTTCGACGCAGAAGATCAGCACCTACGCGATTGATGACGCGCTCGAGACCCTGGACAGCGTGTCCGATGCGGAATGCTTCTGCTATCAGGAACGCGGGCATCTGTTCTGGGTGCTGAACCTGCCGAGTGCGGACAAGACCATCGTCTATGACGATACCGAGGGTCAGTGGCATGACCGCGGCGATTGGGACGTAGACACGAACCAGTACACCGTCGATCGCCCGCGAGTCCATGCGCCGATCTACAACCGGCATTTGGTCGGTGATCGGAACTCGGGCGCGATCTACACCCAGAGCATCGCGTTATCGACGACGGCCGATGGGGATGGGATTCGGCGGGTTCGACGCACACCCGGTTTGCAGAGTGAACAGTCGCCGATGCGGAATGACTCACTGCGGCTGTTTATCGAGCCGGGATTGGCGCTCCAAAGCGGTCAAGGCTCCGATCCGTCACTGGCCTTGCGCTACTCGGATGATGGCGGCAAGACGTGGAGCAATGAACTCGTGCGCTCGGCCGGCGCGGTGGGGCAGTACAAGCACGTCGTGGAGTGGAACCGTCTCGGGATGTCGCGGTATCCGCGGGTCTACGAGCTCGTGACGAGTGATCCGGTGCCGTTCCGGATCTTGGGCGCGTGGAGAAATCCGCCTCGGATTGGGAGGGCTGCTTAATGGCACTGAACCCGCCCCCGATGCCGATCGACACGCCCCTGGTGGGCAAGGATCGGCTCATGGACTGGCTGTGGGTCCAGTTCTTTACCTCGCGTGATCAGCGGATTGAATCCGCCTCGCAAACGGTGACGACGGTGGCGTTATCCACGCAAGCGGCCTCGATTGCGGCCACCCCAATCAATGTGAGCAATGCCGCGGCGCTCTACCGCGTGAACATCTACCACCGGATCACCAGAGCGGCGACGGTGAGCAGCAGCAGTGAACTCACGATCGCGTGGACCGAAGGTGGGCAGGCGTTGACGAAGGTGTACACCGCACTCACGGCGAATACGGTGACGACCGTGCAGCAAGAGGTGACGCCGGTCCGCGTGGATGCGAACACGTCGTTCACGTACGCGATCACCTATGCGAGTGTCGGCGCGACCTCGATGCAGTTCTACCTCGAATTGGAAGTGGAGAGGGTGGCGTAATGCCGAATCAGTCACTCGCCAGATACGGGCCGGCCGCCGTGTCGCGGGGCTACAACACGTACCAAGAATCGATGGATCAGCAGCGGCGGCAGTTCCGCTCGGACTTCTGGAAGAAAGCCGTGCTACCTGTTGCGGCGATGGCGACAGGCGGGGCGGCGACGGCGGCACTGGGTGGCGGGGCGGCGGCTCCTGCAGCGAGTGCGGGCTGGACGATGCCCGGTGTGACCGCGCCGACGTTTGGGGCCGCGGCCACGACAGCCGCCACGGTGCCCAGTGTGGCCTCTGTGGCGGGTGCGGGCGGGTTGATGTCGCGCATTCCGTGGGGAAGTGTGGCGAGTCAGGGGGCGAACACGCTCTTTGGCATCTACGCGAATCGGCAGATGTCGAGTGCGAACCGTGACGCGCTGGCTTATCAGGAACGCGCCAATGCGGAAGCGATGGCCTTTGAGCGTGAACAGATGGCGGAATCACGCCGGCAGTTCGATCAGCAGCAAGCCGCCGCCGAACGGGCTCACGCCGCTGATGAGCGGTTCCGTGGTGAACAGTTTGCCTCAACTGAGGAAGAGCGGTTGTACCGCCGTCGTCTTGAGGATGAACGCGAAGCGCGGAGAGCCCCGTATCGACAGGCATCGCTTGAAGCCTTGGGACGCTTGCCGGGCGTGTTAGCGAGCGGGCGTACGTCACCCGGATCACTTGGAAGTTACAGGAGAGGGTAATGCCGGAACGCGACTATACCAACGATCCCGAGGCGTGGCTCCACGACAATCCGATGGAGTGGCAGGGGCCACCGCAACCCACGCAGTCACCTTCGCAGGGGCCGGCACCGGCCCAGTCATGGGGACCGCAGGGTCCGGCACCGCCCGGTACCCAGTGGATGCTCAACCCGAATACCGGCGGGTGGGAAGCGATCCCGGTTGGGACCATGCCGCCGTGGGGACCGATTGCCAATCCGCCGCAAGACCCCAACCGACCCGCGGGACCGATTGGGCCGCAAGGTACGCAGACGCAGACGTACGACAACATTCCGACGACCTATCCCACGGGAGGCGGGGGCGGAGGTGGGGGCGGGTTCGATCCCTCTGGCTTCTCATGGCCGCAGTTCGCCGGGCCGTCCTTCTCGGCACCCAAGGCGTTTGACTTTGAGAAGTTCGCGGCACCCGACCCGCAAGGCATCTTCAGCGATCCGTCGTACAAGATGCGCCGCGATGAAGGCTTGCAGGCGATTGAGCACGGGGCCGCGGCCAAAGGGCTGAGCCGACTGCCGGCCACGTTGCAGTCACTCGGGGCGTGGAATCAGGATTTCGCCTCACGGGAGTACGGCAACATCTTCGACCGCTCCGCGCAGACCTACGACCGCAACCGGAACAACGCGGCCGATACCTACTCACTGAACTACGGGATCTCGCGAGATGTGTTCGATAGGGATTACGCCGGAGCTCGTGATCAGTTCCAGTTCAATCAGTTTGAGCCGGCGAAGCTCAACTTCGAGGAC